CTCGCCAAACGTCACCTGGTTCTCGCAGGCCGTGTCGTAGGCGACGTCCGCGTCGGACATGTACTCGATGTGCCGCACGATGCCGTCGAAAATCTCCGCAACCTCCGGATCGGCCTTGTCGTCAGCAGGAATGACCTTGCCGCTGGGTCGGTTCTGGCGCTGGTCGTTGGTGACCGACTTGACGTGCTGCGGCAGCTTGTTGATCGTCAGGCACGGCCTGGCGTTGATTGTCTGGCCCTGCACGCTGCCGCGAGTCGCCAGCACATCCTGCGGCCACTGCCACGAATTGTCCGAACTGCCGGCATAGAACTTCAGGTCGTCCAGTTCGTTCTGCCGCGAATTCGACACCGCAGCCTGCGCCATCGTCATGCGCTGACGCATTTCGGCCAGAAAATCCGCGTCCTGCTTGCCGCCAGCAGCGGCCACGCGGGCACCAGCGATGCCGGTGGGGTCGGAGGTGCGGTTGTACGAGGCCATTACTTCTTCTTCGCAGGCGCGGGCTTTTGCGCCTCGCGTTTGACACTGTACGCAATGGCGACAGCCTGTTTCTGGGGCTTGCCGGCCTGCATTTCAGCCTTCACGTTCTTGCGGAACGCTTCTTTGGACGCTGATTTCACCAGAGGCATGTCATTTCCCCTTCTTCGCCGTCTTGGCCGACTCTTTGAACGCCTTGGCCGTCGGCGCACCCGGAGAGCCCGGTTTGCGCATCTTTTCGCCGCTGCCGGCAGCGATGCGCTCGCGCTTAGCGTGGATTGCTGCGTACAGGCCGGGGTCGCCTGGCTTTTTCTGGGGCATGATCAGCACTTCCAGCGTTTCATGGCGGCCTTGGCCCGTTCGCCGTCCTTGGCTTTCGCGGCCACGCCGCCCATCCGGGCACAAAACGACGCCTTTCGGCCCTTATCCGCCTCAGTTTTCGGACTCGGCGCAGGCGCCTTGAGATTCGACCCAGTTTCGCGGTTATAGCGCTCGCGTCCCTTGGCCGTCAGGCCCGCGCCCTGCGACGTGGGCAATTTCTCGCCCCGGCCGACGCTCAGAGACACGGATTTCTTCGCCATCACCGCTCCCGGAGGCTCTCAGTGAGCCATCCAACCCGCCGAAACGACGCCGCGATCACTGATCGAGCGGCGCTGCTCCTTGGCATTGTACTCCCTGTGGGCCAAAGGGAAAGCAAATGTGCATGCCAGCGCGTCGGCAGCGTCTGGCGACGCCAGGCCTCGGGCTTTCATGTCCTTTTTCGACTCCAGATACACCGTGCCGCTGCTGTTGGGCTTCGTTTTCGGCCCCGTCAAATCGGCCTTCAACTGCCTGTCTGCCGGCACATGAGCCGATTTCAGCCAGTCGCGCAGCGCGCCCCACAGTTCGGCGCGCTTGTTGCCCCACATTACGCTGGCCTTGGCCTTCCAGCCAAAATTCACGCCGCGCACCTTGTACCGCTGCTCCGTCAGGCGGTCCAAAATCCCGTATCCTAGCCCGCCCTCGTCAATCACTGTCAGCGCAGGCTGAAATTCCTCGATGGCTTCAATGACGTGCCCCACCACGGTCATCGTGTCGTCGCCCCGATACCGCCGAATGGCCACCAGATCACGCCCTTGCCGGGCCACAATTACGGTTGAGTCCGCGCCACTGCGCGCGGGGTCCACGCCCAACACGATCGGAGCCGTCGGATCCTTGTACGCCGGCCGCTTGACCGCGTCGTCCACCAGCCGCGGCGTAATGAACTGGTCTTCGCCGGCAGCCGGAAACTCGCCGTACACCTCAACTCGCGCCTCGCGCGAGTCCTCGCCGTACTCGTCAATGATCTGCTGGTAAACGCGCTGATCCGTGCCCTCAACGCTGCGGGCGTCGATCTGGATGTTCTTCCAGAAATCCCGCTTGGCGTGGAAGCACTCGAAAAAATACCCCTCATTGCGACGCGGGTTAGAGAACGCCAACCAATACCTGTCGAGAATGTTCTCCGTGAAAAACCCCGCACCCACCGCCCAGATCGGATCCGGAATGCCCGACGCTTCGTCAAACACCAGCATCATCCCGTCCATGTTGTGCGTGCCCGCGTAAGCGTCCGGGTTCTCCTCGCTCCACAGCCGGCCCTCGGCCGCCCAGTAACGGGTGCCCTTCTTCAAATCTCGCTCAACAATCTGCGTGAGCCACTGCGCCGGCATGAGCTTCGTCGCACTGATTTCCCACCAGTGGGAATTGATCAGCATCGCCGACCACTTCGTCAACTCGCCCCAGGTCACGCCGCGCAACTGCGCTTCGCTGTTTGCGCTGACCATCACCGTGCTGCCGATCCGCGTCGAGAGCATCCACAGGATCAGCCAACTCACCAGTGCCGATTTCCCGATCCCGCGTCCGCTTGACACCGCCGCCCGCAGGGTGTCCATTTCCACCTGCCCACGGTTCGCCCCGATGTGATCCCTCATCATCCGCAGCACCCGACGCTGCCACTTCCGTGGCCCGTCAAACGCCGCCAGCGGCGTGTTCGGTTGCCCCCACGGAAACGCCAACAACACAAACGCTTCGGGGTCGTCCCGAATACGCGGTTCCCACAGGCGCGTCATCAGCGCCTGCTCCTCGGTCGCGGTGTATATCGGCTTCTGCATCAGCGCGTCACGCCCGGCAGCGGCCGCGGCGCCGCCCGCATCATCGTCGGCGCGCCCTGCAAATACACCTCCGCAGGCCGCGGCGCCGTCATCGGATACGCCTGTTCAATCTGCCGAACAATCTCACTCCACCGAGCCGGATCCGCGCCAGGCGGCGGATTATTCCTCCAATCGCCCGGCCCCGGCCGACGGCCGACCATACCCATCGCATTCGCCGCCCGCGGCACCCCGCCCATCATCGGGCCCAGCGCCATCAGCGCATTCATCACATTGCGCTCAACCTCACCCGGAATCCGACCCTGCGCCATCGGCCCCGGGCCACCACCCGGGATCACCCCAGGCATTCCCGGCGCCACGTTTGCCCCCTGCATCCCACGCGCCCGGGGGGCCATCGCCGACGGCGTCCCAGGCCGCACCAGCGCCCTGTCAGCATTCAGCAAATCCCGCAGCGTCTTATCCGCCCCGAACAACCGCCGGAAATCCGCCAGTTCCTCCGCCGTCACCACCGCACGCCCGTTAACCACCGGCCTGTCCGGCCTCGGACCCGTGTACCGCGTGGCATACATCGCGGCAGCGTCATCGTTCATCAGGGCATTCGGCATACACAGACTCCTTGGCCGGCAGCGCCACAGGCGACGGCGGCGCGGCTATCTTACCAGCATCAGATCAGCGCCGGCTGCTCTGGCTTCGCCCGCTCCGCGGGGTCGAACAGCGTGGCGTCGCCGATTACGCGGACATTCGTAACGCGGCTCATATCGGCGCGTATCGGCTCATATCGCTTCCCGCGCCAGCGGGGGCGGCGCCGCCGTTACTGCCGCAGTCCGTTCACCGGCAGCTAACACCACCGGAACGGCGGCGCCTATTCTTTCCACGGGTATCGCATCCTCCACCTCCACCGCCAGCCCTCGCTGCAACCGCCCGTTCGCAGCCTCCAGCGCCGCCACCACGCTGATCTGAGTATTCACATCGACCTGCACATTCGTCTTCGCCACCCAGTCGTGCCGGTGACGGAGAAACTCCAGCGCCGCCTTACTATCCCCAGCCTGCGCAGCATCAAATACCACGCGGGACATTTCCATCTCACTGTCGGCCCGGCCCTTCATTTCCGCCACATCGGCTATCGGGTCCATTATCTTTAGCCGCGCCAACTCAGCCGGCAACATACCTGCCGCCAGTGCAAGAGATTCTCCACGCAAACCCAAGCGAGCGGCATCGTATATGCGCTCCAGCATTTCGGGCGTGGCTTTTAGCTCGCGGGCGCGGACTGGAAGATCGCGGAACATGGCATCAATGATAGCGGATTCTGCGCGGAAAAAAAATTTCGTGCGGGGGCTCCACACACTTTGACGCCTGGCGCGGGCCCTAGCCGGGGGGTCTCTGCCGCGCCCCACCCCACCCCCCCCGCTTGGTCGTCAGTGTGCTGACGATGCGCATGCGCACGGCCTGGCCAGCACCATGCTGCAGCGCAGCACCGGGCCGGCAGCGTGAGCGCAGCGCTGGGAACCGGCTCGAGTGCAAGTGAGTGCTTACTAACGTGTCAACGTGAGCTGACGCTGCGTGGCGTAACGCCGGCTAGACGCGTGGCAAGTGTGGCAAGTGTGGCAGTTGCCACCGTGGTCGCTAAGCGCGCGCCGACGGATTGCCACGGCCGCCACGGTTGGTTTGTGGGTAGTGTGGCAATTGTGGCAACTGCCACGCTATTTAATACCTATGAATGACAGTAGGCTATTAGGGTTTAGTGTTCCATTGCCACACCTGCCACACAGATAGAGAGCCACTGCCACATCTTCGCCACCGACCTGCACACACCGGCACCATGCCCCGAAAGCCCCTACACTGCGCTGGGTTGTAAGTTTCGCGTCAGGAAAGCCGCCGACACTGTCTCTGTCGCGCCGATGGTCGGCGCGCAAGGAGTAGACGATGCACCACCCAGCCTTCCCTGCTATCAACATCCCGCCGCACCTGTTCTCTTACGGGTTCACGACGCACGACGTCTATCACCACGACGCATGCGTGCGGCTGACGCGTGGCCAGCTGTCCCTGTGGGTTGACCACGAAGATCCTGAGAAGCGCGACGGTGAAGGCGCGCGATTCACGATTCACCCGCACGACGACGACCTGCAGTGTGCTGGTGTCTGGTACGAATTCGACGACCTGCCTGC